GTTTGCGCTCATCCCTGTCGAGGTTGGGCGCCCTAGTGGTCACACCCCCGTCCGCGTATTCATTGTTGAACATGCGAGCGGTGGAGCCAACCTCCAGGTCTCCACGGGACAAACTTACTTGGTCCCTGGCGATCCCCCTGGAATCGTCCGTCACACGGCCACCACTTATCCTGGTTCGTCGGGCACGGGTATTTTCCAGAAGGTTGGTCATAAACTGTTGTTGATCGGCGTCCATAAGGGCGGCATTCGTGACCAAGAGGCCAATATTTATTGTCCTATTTGGCATCACCATGTCCGCTCTTCCATCCAAGTCACTGAAGAGAGTGGTTATAATGATCACTATATTAAGTACTTGTTTGACGGTGACGAGGGTTTCATCCGATTTCAGAATCGTGATCGTGACCCTGGGCACTGGTTCATCGACGACGACAGTAACGACGAGTATTTCGTCCCTGATCGCTACGATATGCGCTGGGACGATGACGACGAGAACGCTGAGCTCTGGTCCGTCGACGAGACCGGAGCCGCCAAAGTCACTCGCCGTTTAAACTCCTCGGAGGAGACCTCCTTGAGAGAACCGCAAAGCGCATCCTTGGCGGTCTCCTCTGTCCGAGAAACGCCCTCAACGTCTACAGAATCTCTTCCGACGTCGTCTTCACAGAGCCCGTTGAAAGAGAAGGAGGAGGAATTGGCCTCTCGTCCACTGGACGATGTCGTCCATTCCGCCGAAAAGACCCCATTGCCCGCGAAAGTAGAGCAATTGGAGTCCTCCGAGAAATTGCAGCAAGAGATGTTACATCTCATGAAGCAACAAATGCAGATGGAAGAGGCGAGAGCGAAGCGCGAGGAGCTCAAGGCCATCAGAGCCGAGGAGCATCGGAAGCGCGTGGAGGAGGCTCGAGCCCAAAAGGAGCTCAAGAAGCAGGAGAACATCGAGGAAGCCCGTCGCCTGAAGGAGGCGGCCGACAAGAAGAGAGCGCAGAAGAAGGCCCGCAAGCCCAAACCTGTTCCCTCCAACTCGGTGGAGACCACGAAGTTCTCCCACGAGCAGTTGCAACAGCTGCAAAGCTTGTTGCAGGTTACCACCCCGCTCAGCGAGCCGGGGGTAATGAAATAACCTCCCTCCTCTTGCAAACCCGGAAGTATCTTGGTAGTGGTGTGCTTGAACGCGATTGCGTAGACAAGCGGCCTGAGGCTATCGAGTACTTCCTAAACAAGTACCCATCGTGTCCCTACCCTAGTGAGCCGACCGATGAGTATTTGTTGAATAAAATAATAATGGTATTGCGAAGTCCAAACATTAACTGGAAAGGCAGCCCGGGTTTCCCCTGGGGTCTGCAGTATTCCAGCAACCAAGATGCAATCCTTGGTGATGTTTCGACCATCGTATGTGCAGCCTTGTGCTATCTACGCAATATGAGAGACACTCCTCACGAAGACGTCGTCCGTCTAACTCCCGTAGAGTTATACGAGCGGCGTTTTACTGAGTTAGTACGGATCTTCATCAAAGATGAGCCTCACAAGCTCGCCAAGGTGGAGGCCGGTCGATGGAGACTCATTATGTCTGTGTCTCTATCGTATTCCATTGCCCAAGCCGTTCTCTACCAAGATTCTATTGATGAGGACGTCCGGCGTAATTCCTCAATCCCCTCGAAACCGGGGTGGGTTTCCACAGATTTAGGTTATGTTGACCTGTATATGTGGGTTCGAAGGTTCGTCCGTCCTCCTATGAGTATGGACGTTGCCGCTTGGGACTGGTCAGTTCCATATTGTCTGATGGCCTTGGAGGCAGAGTGCTACATAGCCTGTAATAAGGCGTCTCCTTCTTGGGCCAACATGATTCGCAATGAGACCTTCTGTACCGCTAGTTCGGTTATCTCATCGTCTCAAGGCGACCTGTTCGTTTTCCACAAACCTGGCATTGTCAAGAGTGGTGGGAGACGAACAGCCCAAGCGAATTCCCGAAGCAGGGATCTCCTCTCGTTTTTGACCGATAGAAAAGTTAATCCAAATTCTACTGATCATTGGTCGATGACGATGGGCGATGACTGTGTCGAGGAGTCCTTAAGCATGGATCCAAATGTCGTTAAGGCGGCATACCTGGAGTACGGTTTTAATTTGAAGGATATAGTTTACGGATATCCCTTCGAGTTTTGCTCCATGCGTTTTGTAGCACCCCACGTAGCAATACCGCTCAACTGGCCCCGCTCCGTATTTCGACTGATTAACAAAGATTATGAATTCGATGATATGGAGGCTTTCATGTATGAGATGCGTCATCTTAAACACTCATCTTGTACAGTCAAGCTACGGGACCTAGTGCTGCTTCTTCGCCAGATCGGCTGGCTTCCGTCAGCTGACTTGGGATGGTACCTATCCCGGTGTTGAACAAAACCTGGATAGGTATGAGGCTTTCACTGGACGGGCCGCCTCACCCAGTTCGACTCCAGTAAAATGAAGAAGCAAGCCGCGAGCAAGAAGACCCATACTTCACCACCCACCAAGATGCGAGTGGAGGAGATGGGCAAGCATATCGAGAGATTGGAGAGGGAGATCCACAAGATCCGCAACCACGGCGTCGTTGAGTATCATAAGCCCAACGGCCCCGCGCGTGTCGAAAGTGGAGCAGCTCAGGTCCTTGACATGGTATCCTCTGGTACCGCCTACACCGAGTATGAGTACAATGTCAATGTCTCTGACACCACTCTTTTCCCCCGACTTGCCCCCGTCGCGGCCCTCTACCAAAAGTGGAGGATCCGCAAGCTCAAATTTAAGTATGTTCCCTCTACTTCCAGCTTTGGATCAGCTGGTAAGGAGGGGAACGTGGTTATCTTTTGGAGTCCCGATGTGAATCACGCCACTTCGGCGGCATTCGCGTCGATTGAGCAGTATAAGAAGCGGAGTAAGATCGTTTTGCCTTGCGAGTCATGCGAACTCACTCTGACCGGCGCCGACCAGGACCTTTCTGGTATTCCTTGGTTGGACGTTTACGACGCCTACCACGTCCAGCCAGCTGATTACGCCAAGCTATTTTGCGGTCGCGTTTCGGTTGGCTGGGAGGGCGTCGCCAACGCGGCTAAGCTCGGCCGTTTCATGTGTGAATATGAGGTCGAGCTTGCTGGAGTCCAGCCCAACGGCCTCGTGTACACAACGCCCAAGCCGAGCAATTTGGCTGTTGGGCATACTGCCGTCAACGTTGCTATCACCAACGCGACTTGGACTTCTTTCTCGATGGCGTTGACTAACGCAGCTGGAACCAATGGCTACGCGCCCTCGATCGCGACATCCTCTTACTCAGGAATCGTGATTGCGGGTACCAACCTGCGTCTCAGGGAGGGCAATTGGATTCTCACGGCCTCTGCCGAGTTCAATTGCTCTTCGTCCGCCATCACGCTCGCCGGGGTTCGTCTCTTTGATGTTACGAACGCCGGAACCATCTTCACAGTCGATGACGCTGCCAATTCCCTTGGCATCAAGACCGTGACGATGGTCGTTCCCCTCGAGGTCAAACAATATAATGAATTTGTCCTCCAGGGGTACTGCGCGTTCTCGACTGGCACAACCGCCGTCGATTACACGTGGTCGGTCTTCAGGGTTTGAGCACCCCTGAGGGCCGATAGGTCATGCACAAATGCTGACGATAAAAGCTACCCATTAGAGCATGTGAAAGAC